CTAGAATAATTCGGGTTGTCGTTCGTTCAACTCAGCAAGATACCCTTCCTTTATAACTCGATACACATGCGTTTTACTAACACCAAATTGTTTGGCTAATTCTTGATGATTGTTACCGGTGAATGCTTTGTAAATTGCATTATGTGACATGATGGCATTTAGTGATCTGCCCATTGGAAAATAAATCGGTTCACCACCAAAGTTTTTGCGTAGTTGATCGCACATTTCGCGTGCTGTATTTTCAGCTTCTTCCTTATCAATACCAAACTCATTTAAAGAGGTTTCAATAAATAGCATAAATTGTAATAAAAACTCGGCTGAACGTTCTGGAATACTCATTGTTGGTTACTCCTAAATTTATTCTGCATTTCTTCAAATTTGGCTTTGTTTTCAGCATCAGACTCTTGATAAAACTGTTTAACTTCTAAAGACACGCTTTTTTGTTTAGTTGGTCCATTGACTGGATGAAAGTATTGATCCTTGATAGTTTCAATTACCTTTTTTAAATAGCTATGATTTTTCAATGGCTGCGCAGTACCTTGTTGGCGTTTAGCATGTAAGGTCTGTACTGTTTGTTCAAGCGCGGCATTAAGTGCGTTTTTGTTCTCACTAAGTTCAAGTACTTCATCAATTAAGCGCGTGGCTCTGTCGTTGTTTAAGTCAGATTTAGCAGGACGAAACAAAGCAACATAACCAATCACATTAACCGCTAAACTTTTTGGTAATTTTGCAACTGTCGCTAGCAATGCTTTAGCACTATTGTCTTGAACTAATGCGTCTAAATGGATATTGGCGTGGCATGTATTACAACGGGTTAACTTCATTATTTTTGTACCGTTACATTGTGTTGTTTTAATATTGATAAAAAGTCGCTGTATGCACTACTAATAACAGCATGAGTATTTTCAGCTTCCCCCATGCGTACAGACCAATTCCTAAAATCAGTGATTTGATCCGTTGTTAATTTGCCAGCGTAGGCTAAATCGCGCACTTGGCAAAACACTTTAGGCATAGCATCTTTTAATAAGCGCATGTGCCATTTTTTAAGCTGTTCAACTAGCGCATAAATCATATTGCCTTTCATCCACTCTAGCTTAGTGATCGCTACACCTTTATTTAAACGTTTAGACTGATTGCTCGCCCAAGTTTGCAATGCTTGTTCAGTGCCAGAGGATAAAAAACCTTGATAATGCATTTGGATCCACACCTGGCGAAGTTTATCTAGCATGGAATGAGTGTTTTCAGCTTTATCTCGGCTTTTAGGGCTTTTTTCTTTAGCTGATTTGACTTTAAAGCCTGATTTTTTCATATACTCAAGCACTATTACCAAATCGGGAATAGTCATAGCGCGTAAGCTATTTTTACGAGTTAAATCATTTAATGACTGTCGATAAAGATCTTCATCCATATTTAACTGTTTTTTAGCAATGTTGATCAGCTTTATATACCAGCTTTTGGGGCGATAAGTTTTAGGCATCAGCTTGTTCCTGCTTTTTATCGTAAAATTCATCAAGTTGAATTTCTTCAACTTCGCCACGAAACGTGCCATAAGCATCAAGTACCGCTTCTTTTTCATTTTCACCAAGGCCAGCCGCTTCAAGACTCGATAAACCTTGTGCGCCTAAAAATTTATGTAGTGCTTTTATTGATTCTGTTGAAAGTTCTAATGAATGCATGTTCATCCCCTAAAGTTAAATGTTCTAATAATCTTCACCCAAAAACCGCAATTAAGCGGCTAAGTTAAAAAATAAAGTGTGCCCCTCTGTCGCCATTGGCGGGGCTACCAACTATGTTGGCCATGAAAAGAGCCAGGCTAAACGTTTCTTCACTAAGCTACGCTACAACATTGCAAGGAAACAAAAGCTAATAGGTCAGCATGCCGAACGTTCACGGAGATTGTTCGTTATAAGCTTTTACTTACCATAGGTATTTGGATCCATTTACCAAATTCATTCGTTTCAAAAAAGCGAATATAGGTTTTAGAACTGCCAGCAATAATGGCATCATCCAGTGCCTTCATTGCAGTTGCCCAATCCTCGCTATCGTTAGCATTGCGGTATTTACGTAGCGCTAAAATGCGGTTTTTGTTGTACTGGCCTTGTTTGTCAGCTTCAAATGCATCACGCATTAAGTCACTAATAAAGCTGCTGGTATCGGCTAATTCGTCTTCAATTACTTGCGTAATTAATTGCTTAGCAATATCAATTTCGGGGCCGAAACTAATTTGATCATCAATACCTACCGCAATTTTTGACTTACCATCAAAGCTAGTTAAAGTAATGTTGCCTTTTACACCGCCAATTTTTACATTGTATTCGTCGGCAATAAGGGCGATAAAATCTTGCACATCGCTAAACACTTCGCGTTTAAAGTCGTCATGCATTTGGCTTAACGCCTTGGCCTTAGCTATTTTTTCAATAACCAACTCATGTTTTAAAATGTCTTGCGGTGACATTTGATCTTCTGGCACTTTATAACCACGACTATTGGTATAAAACATTGATTTTTTTTCTTGTTGTTCTGCTGTTGCTGTACTCATTTTATTTACTCCACTTAACTATTAATTACTTGATCATGCCAATTAATTCAGCGGTAATAATTGGCTCACAAATACTTGCAGCTTCATTCATTGCCTTAACCAATAAGGTGTTAACCATTAACGGGTAAGTCATATCTTTACTGCCACTATTTTTAGTAATGCCATATTGCACTATGCCTTGTAAGCGTTGCTTCATTGCTTCAATAGCATCAAGGGTGATCACCTTGTTAAAATCGACATTGCATCGTGCTAACTTATGTTGAATATAATCAGTAACCGACACACCAAGCGGCTGCATGGTCATAATGTTGCAGCGATACGAAAATTCTCGAATGTCAAAGTTTGACAAACTCAACTTAATTTCAAGCTCTGGCTGACCCACTAAAATAACGCTAACCAAACGATTAAAACCGTCGCTTAACTCACAAATACGTTTTAAATGCTTAAGTGCGGCATTACTTAAATCGTGTGCTTCTTCAACCACTAACACATGCTTGTTGCCTGCTTTAGCACTTTGTTTTAAGGCACGTTCTACTTTGCGGGCGCGGTTTTCTAAGCCATTAGGCATGCTCTTTATTTGCAGTTCTTCGGCAAGTGCATCAAAAATCATTGCGGCGGTTAAACGTTTCTTATCAATCACCATCGCCTCAATAATTAACAATTCAGGATGATGATGATTTACATAGTCATAAAAGCTTTTACGTAGTTCAGTTTTACCCGCACCACATTCGCCAATTATTGCCAAAATGCTACCGTTTAAGCTGGCTTGCACCATGCTTTCACGCACGCGGCGTTGCGACTGACTCATAAATAAATCGTCAATACAATGCACCTCGTTTTCAAAGGGGTGACGGGTTAAATTAAAGTGGCTCATGGTTTTTTGATAAAGCATTTCGCGCTCCGGTTGTTCAAAAATTAAAGTAGGTTTAACGGCTTTTTTTGTTGGTGTTTTTATTGCTGCTTGTCCTTTTATTGTTTTTTTTGTTTTTGTTTCATTCCACATGGTCATTAGTTCATTGGTGCTAACGTACTCACTCATAAACTTTTCAATCGCTGCTTTAATTAATTCGGCGGCAATTGTTTTTGGCCACAAACCATGGCGTAACAACTGACTTACCGCCGACGGCGAAAGCTTAATGCCCGTATCTTCCATAGCTCTGCGTAAATCGGCTTGCTGTAAGTTATACTTAGCTAATAACGGCAGCACTTTATAAGCTGCTGTCGCATTAACACCAGTCGGTGCTGCTTTAAGCATTTCATTTATTTCCTCTTGGTTGTCTTTACCCAATAAACGAGTAAAGGAATTGCGAATATCGTTAGGGTTAATTCGGGTGGGCCATTGCTCATATCTAATAAAATTTAACAATGAAGTTTTTGATATATGCACCCCGTGGGCGTTCATATCGGCAACCACATCAAGTTGGTTAATACCGTGAGATTTTAAGGTTCTAACAATTAAGCTTTTTTAGACTGTTGCATGAGAATTTCCTTATCGTTCCTTATGAATGATTAACTAATTTCAATACAGGTGTTTTGGCATTGAGTATTGCCTCAACCACGCGTGGTATATCGTCGGCAAATACCTCGGGGAATTGGCTTAGTATCTCAATATCTTTATGCTCTAAATCTCGTCCCAAAGCCTGTATAACCGCACGTTTTAATTCAAGGGGTGAAAGTGCTTTAGCGGGTGTAGGTACAAACTCGCTAGGTAAATCAAGTGATGATCCTTTAGGGGTAATAGCCGCTGGCATATCAATGCTTTTAATATGACTAAGTGCATCAATCTCGCCTTTAAATGGCGTTACTTTTTTAGCCTTAGCTTTAAGTATGTCTTCGTCTTTTAAGTCAGGAAAGGCAACGCGATCTAAGTCTTTTTGGTTAGCATCAATCACCGTGTCTTTTTTAGTGTCAAACCCCTCACCAAACACAGGCGCATCAACCCTAAAACCCATTTCATTAAATACTACTGGAGCAACTTCGTGTTTAATGTCATCGCCAAGTGGTTGGCTAATAGTTATTAACACCTTAGCGTCATTGCCTAACACAATAGGGTTTACTAATACTTTTTGCTTAGCATGAATACCATCTAAATTAGCTAAGCTATAAGTGAGTGATTTTTTTGCGACTGGATGCCTAAAGGTAACTTCTAATTCGCCAGATACCGTGCGCGTTACAGGTTCGTGAGTAAATATATAACGACAATATTCAGCACTTGGTAATTCGCGCAAATGTTGAATAAACTCAGGTTGCATTATCTTTAACCATGCGTCAGTGCGCGCCATACCATGACGGTTATGCTTAGCGTTATAGTTAGGGATCAAGTTGGCGTTGTAGGCGTTTTGCCATTGAATAGCCACTTGGTTAAGTTCTTCAACACTATTAACAGGTTCAAATAACAAACGGCCTTCAAGTAATTTTTCAACTAAGTTATTTGCACCTTCAACACTACCTTTAGCTCGGGCTAAATGCGTGGTATGAGCAATATTTTCAACTCCTAAACAACTTAACGAATGTTTAATCGCCTTACTGGTATTAGCGCTACCTTTATCCCAATACAGCACCTTAGGAAGTCCATGAAATGGCGAACCGCTTAGTTTTCCCCAACACCACAATAAAAAGTCATAAAGTACTTCTTGGCTTTCACCTGCGGTTTCGTAATACTTAACACAAATCAAACCACTGCAATGGTCAACTAATACATAACGCCAAACGCGTAAGTTTTTAATTTTTTCTAACGCTTCGGGCTTGTTTTTATATTGCTCTTCAAACGTGGTGTACTTCTGCACACGCATACCTTTTTTACCTGGTGGGTAATAAAGAACACAAAGCGAGGGATCAGCCAAGTGAATGTGATTAGGATGCAGCGATTGAAAATGGCCGTGTGTGGTGTCTTGTTTCATTTGTTTTGCCGTTAAATGGCGTTGGCGTAGTAAACGATTAACATTGCTTGAGCTGGTGTACTTAAAGCCATTTTGGCTAAGTACACTAATAGCATTCGGTGTTTCCATTAAGGTTTTATCATTGGCTCTGGCGCTAGTTTTAGACATAGCCGCTAGCATTAATAACGACTGTTCGTCTTGGCCAGTGGTGCCAGCATCAACACGTTTCTTTTTGCCGCTAGTCCAACCCAATTTTTTTAGCTCACGATAAAAGGTGTGGTGACTTTCCCAACCAAAGTGCGCTAACGCCTGCGCTAAAATGGTCGCTTTAGTGCCATGCTTAGCATTATTGAGTTGTTGCCCAAACCCTAATAAATCGTGTTTTGCTTGTTCAGAAATCATAACCACACCTTAAAAATTAATTTATTCGTCGCTTGTGCTTAGTTCTTGCAATACTTCAACGGCATCTAAATCTGCTTTGAAATTGCCACTAAGCAAACCAGAGACTTCACTGGTTAGTTGATAAACTAAATCGTTAACATTGGTGGCTTCACTAAAAATACTGCGTGCGCAATAGTTAGTGGCCTTTTCGTCTAAAGGTGAGTCAGGATCGGTTATTTGCTTAAAAATATCGGTGAGTTGATTAACGCCTTGCTCTATTATCACCCGAGCCTCAAGCATACCTTGTGCTAAATCTCTGGTTTGATGTTTCCAAGGCGTTTGGCTAAAGCGACGTTTGGCTTCTCGCTCTTTTACTTCATCAAGCTCTTGTTGTTTTTGTGTGGAATTTTCACGAACAGCTTCAACGGTTTGATTTGCTTCATCTAATTCTTTTTTTAAGGCGTTTTTTTCACTGGCTTGTTTTAAAACAATGTCTTCAATGAGTTCTTTAACCGCGTCTTTATCATTTAAATCTATTTCTTCATTATTGATTTTTTCAACGATAACACTTCGTTCATGCTCTGGTGCGTTGCGTAATAGCCTTAGGTCTTTTCGTCCAAGCTTCATGTGGTTAGTTTTTTCAAAAAAACGCTGCCCAAAAATATTTATATTTTGTAATTCTTCGTTGAGTGATGATACTGATTCATCAATGATATAAAGACAAAACTCTTTAATATTTTGAGTTGTTTGCGCTTCACCATTTTCATCAATATACGGAATGCCTTTATATTCCCCACTTTCTTTAATTTCTTTAAAGGCGAGCAGTTTACCTAACCGTGTTTGAGCTTCCATAAAAGCAAACGCTTCTAAATTACCGGCACGCTTAACGGTTGACGTTTTGCGTATTAATACATTTTTAATTTCGGTTACTTGCTCAACTGTCATAATGGCTTGATTTTTTTTGTTCATTTTTACCTCGGTTTGACCGCCATGGCGGTCTATTTAACTATGTTTAAAACGCTTTTAAAGGGCTGCGGCTCGATACTTGACCGCCATGGCGGTCTAAATTCAATGTTTTTCATCGCTTTTAAATTGCTAGTAAACCTAAATTGAGGGCATCTTGTTGAAGTTGCTGTTGGTGCTGTCTCAGGTTCATTGCCACAGTATTTGAAATTTGTACTAAAGCAGGGGCTAATCTTAATTTGCTTTTGTCCCACGGTAATTCTTCGACAAACTGCTGTTCTTTTAAATTGGCTAAAACACGGGTTACATTACTCGACGATATTTCAGCAGTTCTGGCAATATCTCCGGGGCTTATACCGTGTACTTCGTTACCAGCCATTACTCTTATTACTTTTAAAGTACGTTGTACTTGTTCAGACAAATAATTATTTTTATTGTTGCTCATTGCATTATCCTTGCGTTATTAGCCATTCAAGTGCTTGGGCGCTAACGATAAACACAAACCACGCTAGCGCTTGTAAAATATTAAATAATTGTTTTTTTTGTTTACTACTGATCATCATTACAACCTCAACTCTGGTTGTTTATGTTGCTGAATATTTTTTTGTTGATATACCAAGTCTTGCAGTAAAGTTTTAATCGACCCTAGCACCTGATCAGCTTCAAGTTCGTTGCTGTAAAAACTTAATAACTCACCCACTACTTGCTGCATAAAAATATTTAATTGCACTACTTCTTTATGCTCGGCTTGACGTCCGCTAGGCATTTTTACTAATAAGTAATTTTGACTATGGGCAAGGTGTTGGCTAATAAAAGGACGACCAGTTAACCGTTCGTACTGCATTACTTGGTTAACAGGCATACGGCCAGAGCCTAACCATTTGTATAACGTGTCTACATTGGTGCTCATAAAATCGGCTAAACGCTCTACCGACAAATTATGTTTTTCAATACCGTGCTCTTTACACAAACGTAGCGCCTCGGTAATTGAGTTAGGCATTTCACGGTTCCAGTTTCTAGGCAT